TCTAACTTCATACCATCTACGATGTGACTAACCACATCGGTCTTAGCCTTCAGAGCAGCGTACACCTTCTCGTCCACTGTGCCGTTGGCGATCAGATGATAGAACCGCACTGGCCGGGTCTGGCCGGGCCGATTGATACGGTGACGGCTCTGATCGTAATCCCCTAGCGAGAATCCTAGCGAATAGTAAACACAGTAACAGGCCCGGGTGAGATCCACACCAGCGCCACCGGCACGGATTTGGACGGCGATCACGCCAGCCGGAAGATTACCGGGGCGTTCGGTCTTCCAGTCCTCAAGCTGGTTAACCCGTCCGGACAGTTCGTAGTAACGGCGACCGGCGGCTTCTACTTCTTGGCGGATGGCGTCGGCATCATGGGTAAACCGGAAGAATACGACCAGGGGTTCATGGGCCGGGAGGTCCTCCAACAGGTCTGCCAGCAGCTCCTGCTTGCTGGTGTCGATCTGCTGCAGGTTGGTGGTGCTGTCCTTATCGCCCTCTACCGGTAGGAACCCAGAGGTAATTTGCTGTAGCCGCAGGAGCCGGGTCAAGGCGTTAGTGACTGTCACTTTACCAAACCCAACGTCAGCGACCATATCCCTGTACAGCTTGGTATAGATCTTCCAGGCAGAAGCGCTAAGGTCAAACCGGCGCTCCTCATCTATCTCCGGTGGCAGATCCAAGACATCGCCGGTACGGACCCGGAAGGCGATCGAATACATTCGTTCCTGGAACTCCTGGTCCAGTTTTAGGTTGTAGTAGGGATTCGGTTGGCCGTCCGGCAGGGTAGGACTGATTTGGTAGGCGATCACCTGATAGCCGCCATATCCACCCATGACGGCGTATCGGTTTCGGAAAGCGCTGAAGTTGGTACCAAATATCCCCGAGTCCAGGAAGCGGTACTGGGCGTAGACGTCCAGTGGACTATTATGTGCTGGCGTCCCTGTCAAGGCCATCCGATATGGCACCCGCTTACCTAGCTCAGCGCAATAGAGGCTAACCCGGGAGCCGGGACTCTTGATTCGGTGAGATTCGTCCAGCACTACACAGTCCAGCTTGGCCTGCTTTAAGAAAGACCCCAGCGGCTCACGCCAGACACTCTCATAATTCACCACCAAAATGGTCGGCCTACCAGCCTCCTCCGCCCGGATCAGGGCGGCCTTGGCCTGTTCCATCTTCTTACCGGCGGAAGACCCGTCCAGGACCACCACGTCGATGGGAATATGGGAGTGTATTGGTACCTGCCGGACCCAGACGTCTACCATGGCGGACTTAGGGCAGACCACCAGAACCCGCTTGTGGTTCCGGTTAGTGATCAGGTCCACCGCCACCTTGGTTTTGCCGGACCCCATCTCCATAAACAGCCCCACAGCAGGCAGGTTTTTAGCGAACTGGAATGCTCGCTTCTGGTGAGCCCAGGAAGGGGTACCGCTAGGATGACCCGGCAACTCCTCATCGCTCATCTGCTTGGCAGCGGCGGCTTCGATGATGGTGTTGGCCATCGCCAGGACGCCAGGGTGAATGTGTTCGCTCTGGACATGCTTGGCAATGGCGGCAGTCACCGCCGGTGACGCCGGATACTCCCAGGCTTTTATTTCCTTGTTCCACCGGACCCCCGGGATGCTCTTAGCGATACCGTTCATCTCGAACCGGCACCACCAGTAGATCCTACCGTCCCGGCGGATGACGAAGTACTCAGGCCGGGTGGTATTCTTCTTGATCTCACCCGTGTCCTCCATCTCGCTCACCCCCACAGTCTCGATCGCCTTGATGGCGGACTTAGGGAGCCAGCAGTTCACCTTGATTTCCCGAACCTTCGCCCGGACGGCCTCCAGCATTTCCTCCGTCCAGTCGTCCAGGCTCCGGCTGGGGTAGGGGATGCCCAACTTATTGGCGCACTCCGGCCCGATGCCTACCAGCCTGCTGGCCGGATGGGTTAGAGCTGTACCACATCGAATACAGCAGATGGGAGAGTCGGCCAGGGCGTGCCCCTTAATCAGGAGAGCCTTATCAGTCTCCCGCACGATCAGCGCATCGATGGCGTGCGGGATACCTTCCTTGCTGGCTATCCAGTGCTTTACTACAATTCGGACCTTCTTGACCTGCACCCTAGATTCCTCCAATCCTCTTCAACCTCCTGCTCCAATGTTTCCATCTTCTTTAATTCCTTGTGTCCGCAGTATATGCACCACTCCGCTGTATCACATGCTGTGTATTGATTCCCGCCGCATGCGGGGCATTTAAAACGGTTCATGGTGTGACCTCCTTTGCATCTGTAGCTATGACCTTTTCCAACAGTTTAGGTAAACTATTTCTTCTACTTTTATTATACCACAGATCATATATCTTTGTCAAGTATCTGTTTGACACATTGCATATGTGTACTAAGTTGTTCCATTCAATTCTCATTTTCCTTTCAAAAAATCCCTGATATCTAAACCATTAACTTCGTATCCAATGGCATCCCACCCCTCTACTTTTCTCTTGCAAATAGCTCAATTCGTGACAAATCTCCTAGCAATTGAACAATCCTGTCACGCACTTCTGGAGGTTTCTCGCTATGTTTGCCCTTCTGTGATATGATTACTGAATGAACGGATGCTGATACTCTCTTCATCTTTCCTTTAATACCTAAAAGCACGTATTCCGCATTCGCTCTAGACCAATTTCCCATACCCCAGAATAATTTACCATGTTTCGTTGTTTTTACCCACACAAACACAACAGTTTTAAACTTGAAACCCCATCGTTCCAACGTTTGAATACCAACATCCAGCAGTGGAGCTGTAACCCACAGGAATAATGCACAATTATCATCTGCAATACTGGTAATATCGAGATTTTGAATATCACGAATTTTCATTACAGGATATTTATACACCGACCCACGCTGTCCAGCACTGGCACGATCCCGGTATTCCCAAGGCGGGTCAGCATAAATTATTTGATATTTCTTCAACTATTATCACCTCCATGTTCTGTTTGATATATTGCATACATATACCGGGTGACTCTATCCATAAATTGCTGCCGGGACGGACCACCTTCAAATATATATCTGCGGGTAGCGGCGTCAAGCTGTTCCAGCCACTGTTGTACTAGCCGAAATACCTGGATGGCCAGGGGCCGGTGCTCATCCGTCACCTTGGCCAAGACCCTGGCATCCAAATCTACGATCCGTGCGGCCTTGCTGAAAGTATCATCATCCTTATATGACCGGGAGCTGGTGACTGATTCGGAGAACCAAGCACGGTACTCGTGGCGAATATCCTCTTTGGTTACCTCCAGGTCCAGGGCCATTTCTGCGAATTGCCGGATCAGCCAGAGCTGCTCACTATTCGCCGAAGACAAGACGCACCGCCTCCTTTACGCTAGTGACCACACCAGCCACAGCCCCAGCTTTTCTCCACTTCTCTAGCTGCTGTACCTGTAGCGCCCGGGGCTTCTCTCCTGGACGTTTGACCTCCAGTACAAAGCAACGCCCAGAGGCGCACCCGATCAAGTCAGGTGTGCCCCCAGGCATATAGGGATCTCCATGAATTTTGATCACCATCGCCCCGCGCCTGCGCAGCTCCCTCATAGTAGATGTTACGATGGAAGACTCCCGCGGTGTGCTCGGAACCACGATCTCACCTCCGATAATTAGCTAGTGGGCAGAGCTTCGATTACAGCACCGACAGCCTCATCCCAATCAAACACCTGAATGGTGTCGTACAGAGACAGGAAGGAGACATCAGTATGCTCGATCAGGACCACCACCGGCTTACCGATAGAAACGGCATACTCAATCTCCCGGATGGTGCCGATCGTGATGCGATCCTTTGGGAGATAGGCTAGTACCACAGAGGATTGGTTGATGGCGTACCGATTAATCTCGGTAACCGCCCGGGCCGTGGCTTTATTTGACGGGCTGTTACCGCCAAAGTGTACTACAGAAAAAGCATGTGCCGGGCTGAAAGTGCTGATACCGGCCTGATTCAGGCGCTGGGACATATCCTCTCGCCAGTCCAGCGCCTCCTGCCGCTGTACCCCATCAACAGGGCCAGCAAGATAGACTAACATAACCCAATTACCTCCCCTCAGTTTGTTCAGTATTCTGGGCGGCCTCCATGGGGAGCCCCCACAGGCCATCAACCAGCATAAGAAGAATGAGTCCGTAGTTGCGGATATCGACGGCAGTATCTCTAATCGACTCATTCTGGGGCGGGCGACCGCTGAGAATCAGCTCCCGTAACCGCATCACCTTGTCGGTCAAGCGCACTGCCACACCCAACGCGTCCCAGATAGCAATATTCAGGTTACCGTAATCAAGCTGTTTCTTGATCATAACCCGGTCACACTCTGCGTTCAGCTGGGCCAGGGCCTGCTCAAAGGTGGCAGGCTTGTTAGGGTCCGACGGGTCCGCCACCTGGAGGGTGGAGTTCCCGAGACCGAAGAATTGGGTCTGCATTCAGATCACCTCCATTCCTATTGTCCGGATGAGCCGAACCCCTTGTCCTGGCGCTGGCTCGGAGGTAACACCATAGTCGGCTCCCACTGCAGATCTTCGATCAGCCAATGAAAGATGAGTTGAGCAAGCCTGGTACCAGCCGGAATGAACCGGTCATGGCTGGTGAGGTTAAATACACCAATAAACAATTCGCCGCGGTAGCCGTTGTCGATGATTCCCTCATTCACCAAGAGCCCGTGCTTCCGGAGAGTGCTGGAGCGGCCAGTGACCCGGCCCCACAGTCCTTCCGGCATGGCGATGGCAATATCAGTGTGAATATCGATGAAGGAGTGAGCAGGGATTACGGTATCTCTGCTCACGTATAGGTCCCACCCAGTATCGTCAGGGTAAGCTTTAGTTGGAATCCGTGGGCTGCTCTCACTCGGGAGAAGCTGGAAGTAAATCTTCATACAGCGAACCCCCTATCCACGATGTTCCAATTTGGGCCACCGGTACCAATGAGGGATACCCGGACTCGGAACCGGGACTCCACGTACCGGATGAACTGCTTAGCAGTGTCCGACAGATCCTCCCACTGGGTCTTGCCCTCATCTTGTGGCGAGAGATAGTCCATGAACGTAATAGCGATAGAGGTGGGACGATTCAACGTAATGGCGTTGTCCAGCAGCTCTTCATCCCATTCACCTATCCGGCGGATCTTGTTGGTGACGGTGGTCCGCTCCATTATCTGCTTACCAATCCGCCGAGAGATTTCTCCCCAGGTTAGCTCGTTCTTCAGCGGTCCGGAATTACCAGCCACCCGAATCGGGTAGGTTCGGGCTATCAGCAGGACCCGGGTCACCAACATAGGTGGGATACCAGCATCAGCAGCAAACTGGGCGGCGTTGGTGTCGTGACTGGTCACGTAAGGCCACGGACCGTGAATGAGGGACAGACCAGATCCCTGGGTACCCTCCAAGAGGATGTTCTGGCCACTATCCAGACATTGTTGCAGGAGCTTGGGAGTATTCTCCCTCAGATACCGCTGGAGTCCGTACTTATCAGCGATATCCTTGGCCAGCTTAAACCGGGACGGATCACGGCGGATCCTGGCAATCCGAGCCGCACCGACACCCTCACCGGTGGAGCCGATACGTTGGTGCAGTTCACCTCCTGTACCGCCCTCCTCCTCATGGAAGGATTGGTCCAGGATACCAGCCTGGGCGTCGATAATTAACCGATCATCGATAGTAGGGTCGACCCCCCGGATGGTCTCTAATTCCTGCAGGAGGATCTCTGGGTTCACCAGCATCCCCCGGCCTAAAACCAAGATCGCCTCAGGGTTAGTCCAGCCGCAGGGAATGACTTGCATCTTCCAGACCCGGTCCTTATGGATGAAGGAGTGACCGGCGTTGGGGCCGCCTGTGCGGACGTGGACGTGGTAGCGATTAGCTAGGTAATTCACAATGACACCTTTACCTTCGGACCCGTACTGGGCTCCGACAACTGCCAAAACGTGACCCTTGTACTTTCGCATAAATATATCCTCCTTAACTTGGTAATTATAACGTTATCCTTTATTTTTATTATAACACATCAAATAGTTGGTTGTCAAGTATTCGCTTGCCACCATTCTAGTGGTAAATCATCTTGAAATGTGCTTTCGAATCGTGCAGATAATGAGCATTACCAACAACTCTCCGGCACCTCCAACTCCAATATCGCTTTAGCCATCGCATTCAACCTCGTTATACTCCCGTTCTCCAAACGGGCAATCCGTTGTATATGAGCCATTGTAATATTTACACTGCCAAGTAGCTGGAAACATTGCAGCGCATTTGAAATTTTCGTACATATAACGGCATGTGTTATACATATAACGGCCTTGTAGTGTATTGTCAACATTCCAATTTCGGCACGTCAAACAGCATTTTGTTTCCTTGAAGTCATCAATAATGTATCTTTCTTCCATCATTTACCTCCCCCCTTCTCATAAAATGCCTGTAAATCCCTGTTGTCGCATCCCGGCGCAAGTCTGCCTGTTTGATTAAATACAGCTTTTATCACCTTCGCTTTCCTATTTCATTTCCGGGAGGCGGGCTACTCTTCCTCGCCCGTCCACCCGGTCATCTGTCCCCAAGACGGCCCGTACTTGATATCCACCTTCATGGGGATGTACAGTTCAAACCCTGGCAGGAAATTCTCCATACCATCTTTTATAATCGGCAACACCTTAAATAGCTTGTCTTCCGGAACTTCGAAGATTATTTGGTCATGGATTTGTAGCAACATGTGGGTGCCCCAACCTTCTAATAGCTTATTCAACCGGAGGATAGCCAGCCGCATCATTTCGGCAACGGCACCCTGGATAAGGTTGGAAGATGCCTTGTGGGTCGGGCTATACTGATCATAGCGGCGTACCCGGCCTGTGAACATCCGAATGTAACCACGCTCCGTGGCGACTTCCTCCGCCCGCTTGTACAGTCGCCGGAATCCAGGATACCTCTCATGATACTTCTGTAGGTATTCCGCCGCTTTCTCCGGCGGAATCCTTAGCTGCTTAGCTAGGGCCTTCCGACCAATACCGTAGATGATACCGAAATTGATTCGCTTGGCGGCGTCCCGGGGAATCCCCAGCTCCTCTGCCGCTGCGCTGTGAATGTCCTTGCCAGCCAGGATGTTTGCTGCCATATTCTCCTCCCTGGCGTAGTGGGTCCCCCACCGAATCTCCGCCTGGGAGTAGTCCGCCGACACCAGAACGTGCCCGGGCCGGGTCACGAAGACGTCCTTGACTTTATATACCTTGGAGTACCGTGGTACCGCCTGCAAGTTAGGTTGTGCGCAAGACAGCCGCCCAGATACCGTCCCGTGCAGCAGCAGATTCGGGTGTATAATCCCGTTGGAATCATACAACTCCAGGTACGGCTGGTAGTACGTAGAGTTAACCTTGGCCCAGCCCCGGTATTCCTGGATCTTGCGGATGGCGATGGCCCTAGGGTGATCATCCGGCAGGTGCATGAGTTCCTCCTCCAGGGCCATCTTGGAGGTGCTGTCCAACTTCAGCCACGCCTGGAGCTGTTTGGGACTGGCAGGGTTAATCTCGTAGCCAGCCAAAGTCTGAATCTCCTTCAAAGTCGGCTCTATCATCCGCTCTGCTTCTTCCATGTACTGGCAGATACGGTCCTGATCAAGCTGCAGACCCCTGATCTCCATCTCGGCTGTGATGATACAGTAGCGGTTGACCTCCTGCCATAGGTCATATAACCGCCACAACTTTAGGTGTGGAACATAAAAATCACGCAGGGCCTTAGCCAGCTTCACGTCGCCCACGGCGTATGGCGCTACTAATTCTGGCGGTAGCCGCCACAAGCTGCCCTTGGTCAGCCCCCTCTCCTTCATGATCTGTTCCATTTCGTCCTTGGAGTCAGCCTGACCTAGGTATTTTTTCGCCAGGTTGGAGAGGGTATAGTCAGTAGCCATGTGGCCGTCTGACCTCCTGATAGGTCGTCCTTGAGCGTCGAGCTTGTACTCGTTCTCATTTATCAGGTGCGCCGCCAACATCGAGTCCTCAACCCGGTGCGGCAGCGGGAATCCGTCCACCCACATAGCCTCTATATCGAATTTGATGTTGTGGTTGACGATGGTCTTGCCTCGGATCAGCTGCCGGAAATCCTCTAATCGTTCCAAGGGCAGGTTGGGACCGGTCTCGTGTCGAAAGGGGAAGTAGGCGGCTACTTCACCATCGTAGATAGCAATACCGCAGATACGGTCTCCGTGCCAGATCTTCAGGCCAGTGGTTTCAACGTCAATCGTCAATTCTGGCGCTTTTCCGAACCGCTCCACCAGGTTCCAATAGCGCCCATCTACCTTGTCTACCAACATTATGATTCACCTCCGATGTGCCGGGGGCTGGCGTACCAACCCCCTGGCACTGGTTGGCTCCAGCTCAGAAAGAAACTGGGCTATCAGAAGCCTTCTTGGGATTGAACCCGGTGACTGGTCCTGGGCCGTCGGGATGCGGCAACACCTTGGTAATAGAGGACCGCTCCTGGCCGTTGTAAGTATCTTTCCGGATGCTGATAATGCATCGCCGGGACAGGGCATCGCTCTTGGTGAACTTGCTTACTGAGCCGCCCTTGCCCAGACCAAGAGCTTCGATGGTCTCGGCGACCTTCCAGAGGGCGGACGGGATGATGGCCGTGAACAGCGGGAACTCCTTGCCGGCGTGATCGCCGCTCATGATGGTGAACGTCCAGATCCACTGAGGATTTCCACTCTTACTAAATCCCTTCCGCAAGTCTACTAGGACGGCGGGATAGTTACCATCTGGGATAAGGTAACCGCCGCCAATTGGGGCTTCAGACAAGTCCACCGAAAACTCGTCGTCGTTGTCCTTAGGGGTACCGAACGGGGTAGGCATACCGAGAGTAGAATCACGCATTTCTTATCTCCTCCTTTATATTTAGCCGGAATCGGCCTTACTTACTGGTCTGTTTCTGATTATTATTGTTAGCTTCAGTGCCGGACTTCAGGAATAGTTCGTAGAGATCCGGCAGGTAGGGGTCGACCACTACTTCGCCGAGAGCTTCGGCGAACTTGACTCCACGGGTTTTGGCTTGGAAGATACCTTTATTACGAGTGAGCATGTACCGGTGGATCTTACCGTCCTCACCCCCGGCCTCCCACAGATACCAGACGAAGTCCACGAATCCCATGACGGCATCACCCAGCTTGTCGGTAAATGCTGGCCGTACCTCGACAGGTTCCACGTCCCCCTGGTTGCCCCTGTTCCTAGGGTAGACCTTCTTGGGCAGGGCGGTGATAATAACGTTGATAGGAAGGGACTTGTACCAGCGGAAGATCCGTTTGAGCTGGTTGGTAGACTTACCATAATCGTCCTGCCAGAACTCATCGATATCGGTCTTGCGGGCGCTAGCGCCCTTCTGCTTAGCCTCCTTCTCGACGGCCTGACGGACTATCTCTTCTAGGTTCATGGTCTGCAGCTCAGTACCGGAATCAATTACCAGTGTCTTAAACTGAGCGTACTCCGGGTCCTTATTGGCGATCTTCCAGAAGATATCCTCCAGAGCTCCAGTAGAGGAAATATCCTCCGCCATAATATCGCCCCGGTGGGCGATGGTCATCAAGCCGCCTTCAATACTTAGAAAGAGGACGTCCCGCATAGCCGGATGGTCCTGGGCCGTAGCAGCTAGATATGTCTTGCCAGCGCCCTGTGGACCGTAGACTAGGATTTTCATGCGGTCAGCCACTTTCTCAGGGGTAACCTTATAAGGCATTCTCCTCATCCTCCTTTTCCTGAGATTTGTCTACTATACCGGTGCGTGGCCGGTAGTGGGTTTCCCTGATGTACTCAACATCCTCGCCGCCAAGTTCGGCAAGGCAAAGCTGCCGATAAGCACAACCGTTGCAGGTACGCTGCCCGAGATTCCGGACCACAATCTTGGTAGATCGCCGGATCTCCCGGGCAGTAAGTCCGATGACCTCCTTCCAGACCCGGCGCACCGTATCCAGAGTCCTGTACTCCTTGGCAGGCCGGAAGAACTCAACAGTGGAAAGCTTCTCCGCCATATCCAAATAATCGTCTGGATTCAGACCGACCTCCAACAGGGCGGCCTTATAAGTCTCCCAGTCTGTCTTAATGAGAGCCCGGCTCATGGTGCCATCCTTGTTGAGCTTCGGCTTTGACGGAGGCTTGTTCGAGATCTGGAAGGTAATGGTACCAACAGGAAATTTACGCAAGACCCGGAAGATGGCATACTGGTAGGCGGCGTTCTGGAGATTAACTTCCTCCGCCTCATAAGGCTGAAAAGATCCTCGGACCTTCCAGTCCACCAGCCAGATCTGGCCGGTAGGCTTGTGCCGTCCCACCCAGTCGATATACCCGTGGAACCCGCCCCAGCCTTTGAGCGGAATGGTAAAATAATACTCGATCATAGGAGTGCCGGCTGGATCTGTAACGGTCTCCCACTCATTGATGGGAAGCTTATGGAGGGTACGGATGGCAATCCGCTCAGCCTCAGCCGCCACCTGATAGATGGCTTCGATCTCCTCCTCAAAGAGATCCTCCCGGGCCAGCTCCTGCTCCCTCCAGGCTTCTATTCCTTTCCGCACACCGTCCTCCACCGGCATCCGGCCGTAGTGATGTTCCCGGAGCGCCGTCGCCAGTCCCATATGGACCGCCGACCCCAGGGACAACGACCGAGCATCCACTCGCGGTGCCAGATTCTCCTGGTAAACATATCGCCACCCCTGGCGACACCACAGGTAAGTGGAGATCTGGCTGAAGGAGAGGAGGGGCTTAGTCGCCGCCTGCATCATTTGTCCTTTCATACATTTCAACCCTCCTTTCATTAATATACTTAAACATAATTTTTTCATTTCCTCCTTTCATTTTATTTCCTCCTATTTTTATTATAACATATCAAATAGTTGTTTGTCAAGTATTTGTTTGCTGATCACTAAAATGACGGCAAATCATCTTAAAATGTACTTTCTGCTTGTCCTTCCTTTCGGCATATTCTTCGAATCCTCTGGCCAGGTATGTAAAGAGGACCCACAAGGCCAGGAAGATTATTAACCTGATAGTTCCTTCGAAAAGGGGAAGCGTGTTACATTCAACCGCTCCAACAGTCCCGTACATAAGAAAGAACATAAGGAAGGCAAAAGACCCGAAGACTTTCTTTTTATGTTTCTGCCAAAGTCTTTTCATTTTATTTCCTCCTCTTATTTTTATTATAACACATCAGATGGCTGTTTGTCAAGTATTTGTTTGCTTGTCATTAGAATGGTGGCAAATCGCTCCGAAATACACTGTAGCGCCTGTTAGTGTCTTTTTGGACCATGGAATCATTCTCCAGGACCTTTATCCGACGGCTGATGGTGCTCCGGTGCACCCCAAGCGCGTCTGCGATCTCGTTGATAGACATAGGCTTCTTGCTCCCGCCTAACAAATCTAAAATCTTGGAGTTCAGGCCGGTACCGCTCTCCACAGCCTCAGTCCCAGTGAGAATTTTGGCGTGATAGCGGTACGGTGGGTTGTCGGTGCTGATGTCGAACTCCACCCGGATGTCCTCGGCGGGGGCCTTGGCGACCTTGAAATGACGGCGGACAATGATTGAACTGTCGTTCTCCGATCGTTTCACCTGCCAGCCGGTCTCCAAGAGAGCGTTCAAGAACTGGGACCCCCACAGCCTGGACCGCTCCATACTATCCGCATGCTTGGTCGTATGGTGAGCCACTAGAAAAGAACAACCATAGCGGTCCCGTATGATCTTTAACCGAAGCATCTGCTCAGCAGATTTAGTCATATAGTCGTCTGTCATAGCTGCGGAATAAAGAGGATCCAGGATGACCAAGGCCGGACGCAGCTCCCGGATCCGCAATTCCAGAGCGTCCATAACCACCTGATCCGCAAAACGTAGATTACGGTCTGGATGGATATAAATAGGTATCTCAGGAGGAACCTTCACCTCGAACTGGTCATCCTCCGTAACTTCGGCTCTCAGGTCCAATCGACTCTGGAGGATGATCGCCAACCGCTGTGCTATATCCCCGTGAAAGTCTTCCTGCTGGATTAGCAAGACTGGACCAGTACGCTGAATGGGATACTTACCTAAAAACGGCGTACCTGTAGCTACAGATACAGCCATATCGAAAGTAAGCCAGGTCTTGTAAGAGCCGGGCGGAGCTACCACAAAACCGATCGTAGCCTCGGGAAGCCAATCCTGTACCAACCAAGACACCTGATTACTGCCGTGACGAACCATATACTCCTGGATACCGACAACACTGAACGGACTGGCAGATGCCTGCCCAGTGCCACCATCCTGAGGTTGGCTCTGTGATACAATACCCTTGCGGTGAGCCGTCTTATAGACAGATTCAACTGTTGTCACTACTTCGTGATCAGGAAGGGGAGGGCGGTTCTTCTCATTCCACTGACGGACGATAGTAAGGACCACATCCTTCGGCATGCCCTTACCAAACAGGTATCCGCACAACCTGGCGCAGGCGTCATTACGCTGACCTTTTTCTGCCCCGGCCAGTAAGTCAGATAGCCACTTGGGGTTACTTTCCTCATCGTCACGTTTCACCGGCGTGTGGGAAGTGAGGAGACCTACCAAATGAGGTGGTAGCTTTCCAGGCTCACCACGGCACACCCAATCATACAATCGTCCGGAGGAGTGAGCAGACGGTGGCGCTATAACGTATCCACCATCAGCCCGTACATCGACCCCCGGAAACAAACCAACTCGGTTCGGGATGTGGTCCACATCTTCCGGATAATGGTAGTAAAGATGGTAACCGCCCCGCCCCGTTTTAACGATAAGGTCAGTTGGGGCCTGCTCATAGATTTTGGCCCCGCTCTCGTTGTCATCTTTATCGTCCGGGTCCAAGTCGATAACTACAATTCGGGAAATCTTACCGGTGACGATCCCGATATTGGCGTTCGGGTATTGCTGCCACCACTGGTGGATCTCCTTTTCTGTAGGTCTACGGCTCTGGTACTCGGTCCACGGCACCAACGGGCGCTTACCGCCAGGTTGGATAGGGATTACAGAGAATCCGCTCCGCCACAGCTTTAATGCTGATTTCAGGAGAGTACTCACCTTATACATTCACCTCCATGTTGCCGCAAGGCGGCGATAGTGGTCACTCTCCGGTTGCGGTAGTCCCGTTCTCGGCTTCGTCCTCTTCCTGCAGGTCTTTAGGATCAATAAACAGCTCGTAAGATTCCACCTTATAAAGCCGGGCGTACTTCTGGATATCCTCCGGGCTCAGGCCCCGGCTGCCCGACTCGTGCCTGGACACGGTGGTATGATCAATATCCAGAAGCTTGGCAACCTCCTGCTGAGTTAATTTGCAGGTCTCCCGCAGCTCTCGCAGACGATTCTTGGAGATTTTGTTCGTCATAAAATCTACCCCCTTTACATCATGGTATTATTGGTGTTTCACCATTTATTTATTCTCCTTCTGCCGGTATTAGCCGACCGGCTCGGCTGTGCTGGGTTATCGCTGCTTCATAAAGTAATAGTATTCACCAAGCTGATTGATTCTTTTATCAATATTGTAGTTGTTTACAATCTTCTCAATTGCTTGTTGTGCAGTTTCGTAGCAATTTACAAAATACTCTTCCCCTGTCTTAATGTGCTTACAATAAACGTAAAACATTATCATGCCCTCCAATCATAATTTTAGATGCCACAGACGCTACTTAATTTTTCTTTTACCGGGATTTGCGGCTCCCGGCGGGCCGTTCTAATCTCTATTCAGCGACCGGCTGCAGGTCCCCATATTCCAGGGTGTTGATTTCAGCGACCAACCTCAGGCTCCCATCCTCCTCCACGGTGTACAGAGTACTTTTATGGGTATAATTCCCGTTGTCCTGGCAGCCCTGCCCGGTAGCGATGATGTCGCCGGGTTGGCACTCGATATATACCTTCCCTCCTTTCACACTATCTCCCAGAAATGTCCCGGCTGAAAAGTCTCACACCATATTCCACCCCTCAAATTTCACAATCGCTCCCCATGGTATTCCGAACTGGCGGGGGTTATACCCACCATACTCGAACTCGATCCGCATTATTAAATCCTCCTTATTAATATTTAGCGGGCCTTATCCTCATTTCTTCCATTTTTATTATAACACAGATTATATATCTTTGTCAAGTATTTATTTGACATTGTATATTAGGTAACCTGTCCATCCTTCCACTTTTATTATAACATAAAGATATATTTTTGTCAAGTATTTTGTTGACGTTTCTGTTGCGCTGTGCGGAGTCATGTGCGTGCGTGCGTGCGTGCAACCCCCTAAAGGGGGGTTTGCACGCACACACAACGCACTCGCACCGATCAAAAGCACGCACAGGACTTTTGCACACTAAAGGGCCGGCGTCCGAAGCGGGCTTTGGGCTATGGTGTTATAGGTGTGTGCAGCCATGTGCAGTCATGTGCACACTCTTTGCACATAACTATGTGTGCGTGGCCTTATGTGGAGGTTTATTTGACAATTTCCTTTTTAACGTCCCTGGTGTGGAGTTGGGTGAGCAGATTGGAAAGCACCAGCAGAAAGAGGCGCGCATATCTTGACAAAAGTATACAATCTGTGGTATAATAAAGATGGGAAGGAATGTCTATTGCTGTCTGTTTAAGGCAGCTTAACCGTCGGGCTGACGGGGATAGCCCGGTCAATATCTCGCCGGTGGGCGGGAGTTCCCGGGAATCCTACGCCAATATAACACAAATTGCCTACTTTTGTCAAGTGTTGCCAGAAATGGGAGGGATGCTATCTGTGGTTGAACGTTATGTATTACCAGAAATGGGGGCCATTTGGACAGAAGAAAACAAGCTGAAAAAATGGCTCTTGATTGAAGTCCTGGTTTGTAAAGCCCAGGCCCAGTTGGGCTACATCCCGGCTGAAGCCTGGTACCAGATTCAGGCAAACGCCGATTTTGATTTAAAGCGGGTCCAGGAGATAGAGCAGATCACTTGTCATGATGTTATAGCTTTTCTTACGGCAGTGGCGGAAAAAGTGGGCGAAGCATCCCGATACATTCACCTGGGGATGACCTCTTCTGATGTCTCGGATACCGCCCTAGTCCTCCAGATGCGGGACGCTGCTGACCTGCTGTTGAAGAGACTGTATGTCCTACAGCAAATCTTGGCAGAAAAGGCCCGGCAGTATAAACACACCTTGATGATGGGCCGGACCCATGGTGTCCATGCTGAACCTACTACTTTCGGCCTTAAAATGGCCCTTTGGTATCAGGAAACGAAGCGGAATATTATCCGCTTGGAAGAAGCCAGGGAAAACATCAGCGTGGGTATGATCTCTGGTGCTGTGGGCACCTACGCTAATATCGATCCTCGAGTGGAAGAATATGTCTGCCGGGAATTGGGCCTGAAACCGGCACCGGTATCCACCCAGATCATCCAGCGGGACCGGCACGCGGAATATGTATGCACCCTGGCTCTTATCGGCTCTTCTTTAGATAAATTTGCTACTGAATTAAGACATTTACAGCGCACAGAAGTGTTGGAAGTAGAGGAACCTTTTGCCCAGGGTCAGAAAGGCTCCTCTGCCATGCCTCATAAGAAGAATCCAATTCTTAATGAGCGGATTTCCGGGTTGGCCCGGATCTTGAGAGGTTATGCTCTCACCGCTTTGGAAAACGTGGCCCTCTGGCATGAGCGGGATATTTCTCATTCTTCCGCTGAACGGGTCATTATCCCGGACAGCACCATTTTGCTGGATTATATGCTGGCCAAATTTACCCACGTTATGGAGAACTTGGTAGTCCATGAAGAAAATATGAGGCAGAACTTGGACCGCACCCACGGGTTGGTCTTTTCCCAGCGGGTGCTGCTGGCACTGGTAGATAAAGGAGTGTCTCGGGAAGAAGCTTATGCTTGGGTTCAGCGTAACGCTCTTAAGGCCTGGGAAGAAAATACGTCCTTCCAAACGTTGATCCTGAACGATCCTGATATTACCAGGTACTTGAGCAGCGAAGAGATTTTTCGATTATTTGATTACAACTATCATCTCGAGCAAATGTATTATATTTTCCGGAAAGCCAACATTGATTAAATCATAAGAGCCCGAGGGCTCTTTTTTCATAGGTAAATGTGAGGTGGTGAGAGTGGTTAAGTGGACAGCAGAACAAAAGCAAAAAGCATTAGCTATTGCAGAGGCTACTACTATTAGCGAAGCTGCTAAACAAACTGGTATTCCGAGTGGAACAATAAAGCGTTGGCGTTCGGAAATGAATCGGACCGAACTAACGAACAGAACCGAACCGAACAGGCAATCTAAAAAAATCCAAGAGATAGCACAACAGGCCACCGAGGAGGCCAAGGAGGAGGTCCGGGAATATGTTGCCGATCGGGCAAAACAGGTGGCCGATGATATACTGAACATGGTCCAACAGGCGATATTAGAAGCAGGAAATATTATCACAAAAGGACCTAACCTTGATGAACCAAAAGCTGGTTGGCTGCGGGCTATCATTGGTGCTATTGCTCAGGGGGTGGAAAAGTATCAACTGCTGACTGGAAAGCCTACTAACCGCCAGGTCCTGGAGGGGCAGGTGACGCAGAGGTATGAGTACGATATTACACAGCGAATTGTTAGCGATCCAGAAACCAGAGAACTTGCCCGGAATCTTTACCGAAGAGCACTTAATACAGATCTGGGAAGAGGATGCGCGGAATAACCTAGCATGGTTTATTGAATATGATGGTCGAGGCACATGGCAACCAGCAAAACATCTGGAGTTATTATGTGAGAAGTTAGAAGCCGTTGAGCGGGGCGAATTGCTCCGTTTAATGGTTTTTATGCCGCCGCGTCATGGTAAATCAGAGGTTGTCTCAAAAAAGTTTCCTGCCTGGTTTTTAGGTCGTAACCCTGACAAAGAAATAATCATCAGCTCTTATTCAGCGGATCTGGCTTATGACTTTTCGCGTATTGCCCGGAACACGTTCCGCGAATGGGGACCGAAGCTGTGGGGCCTTGAATTAGCAGACGACAGTGGCGCTGTTGGGCGTTGGGGAATAAAAGGACACAGAGGCGGCCTGGTTGCTGCCGGCGTTGGGGGACCGATAACGGGCCGCGGCGCTCATGTGGCCATTATTGACGACCCATTCAAAAATTACGAAGAAGCAGCAAGCGAAACGATCCGCGTTAGAGTATCAAATTGGTATAAATCGACACTTCGGACCAGACTGGCCCCCCGCGGTGCTATTGTATTAGTGATGACCAGGTGGCATGAAAAAGATTTAGCTGGAGAACTCACAGCAGCCGTAGAAGAAGGCGGAGAGTATTGGGAAATAGTTGATCTGCCAGCACTTGCTAGAGAGAATGACATCCTTGGCAGACAACCAAACGAACCACTCTGGCCGGAGCGGTACCCCCTTTCGGAGTTGCAGGCGACAAAAACCGCTCTAGGAAGCTATCTCTGGTCAGCGCTTTACCAACAGAAACCTTCGCCAGCAGCAGGCAACAAGTTTAAGCGGGCCTGGTTCAGGTATTTTGACATTGTTGATGACCAGGTTATTCTTTACACTCCTGGTGAGGGTGAAGGTGTAAAGAAATTCCAGCTTAACCAGTGCTGGTGCTTCCAAACTTGTGACCCGGCAGCGTCGACTAAGACCAGCGCTGACTATTTTGTTTTAGGTACATGGTTGGTTACGCCGCACAAAGATTTATTATTGCGCGACATAATCCGGATGCGGCTTGAGGGACCGGATCAGCCCAGGTTATTTGAGCAAGGGTACCAGCGTTGGCGGCCGAAGTTGCAGGGTGTTGAAACAAAAAGCATGGGGATAACGCTCTTTCAAGATCTGCGCAGGAAAGGCCTTCCGGTTATAGACCTAAAGGCAGAGACAGACAAAGAAACTCGGGCGCTGCCGGTTATGGCACGAATGGAGGCCGGCACGGTTTATTTCTTAAAGAATGCGCCGTGGCTTGGGGATTATGAGGATGAGCTGTTAATGTTTCCAAATGGAGAACATGATGACCAGGTAGATGTTACTTCGTATGCTGGAATTATTATCGCTGGTAAAACACGAATAGGTCCGGTGGCCAAGCCTCCCGGCTGGTAAGGATGGTGGTATATTTGCTTACAAGCTTATCTTTTTTGAACCCTGGAAAACACTGGCCGCCGCCAACAGAGGCGGAGAGGCTTGATAGATATGCACAGAACCGGCTCCTGTTCGAGGGCAAGCACGAGCAGGTATACAAAGACTGGATCCGGTTGTTGCGTGAGGATCAGCAGGCTACACTTGAAATGGTATTGAACTGGCACAAACGATTGACGCTGTTGTTTGCTGATTTGCTCCTCGGTGAGCCGCCAAGGATAAGCGCCGGAGACCAGGAAAGCGAAGAACAGCAGGCTGTTGAGCGAATCATCGAAGACAACGGCCTTTTCAATGTTGCTTATGAAGTAGCTCTTGATGTATCCAGATATGGCACCGGCATATTCAAGGTACGCTATGACGGAAGGGCCATAATCGAAGGCCAGCAGCCCGCTGTATGGTTTCCCGTGGTTAAGCCTGACAACATAAAGGAGATTCAAGCCCATGTGCTGGCGTGGACCTATGAGGAAGATGTACAGGAGCGGGGCAAAACGGTTACAAAGAAGTACCTGCAGACCGAGATCCACGAGCGAGGCAGGATTACGACAGCTAAATATCCGATTGAAAACAACGTTATCGGTCCAGCATTGGAATATAAGGAAACAGAAACCGGTGTAGATGAATTCTTGATTGTGCCGGTAAATAACATCCTTACCACCGACAGAGTAACTGGCCTTGATGATTATTCCGACCTGGACAGCATCATCCAGGAGCTAGAAACACGAATAGCGCAGATAAGCCGGATACTAGATAAACACGCAGACCCAAATATGTACGGGCCTGACACGGTCCTGGAACATGAT